CGACCAATCAGCGGTCGGTCTTTATTGACGGCACAAGAACTGGAACGGTCACTAACACGGCTCAATTTAACAACGGATCAATTACGCTTTCCGTGCCGGGGTCCAACGCAGCAAACGACTACTACTCAAATTTCCGCGTCATCAAAGGTTCGAGAACCTACGACCCGGCAGCAAGCTCGATCACCGTACCGACCACGCCCAGCACAGCTGTTACCGGCACTGTCCTGCTTACCTGTCAGTCGAATCGCTTTCTCGACACAAACACACAAGCAAGTCCAAAAACCTTAACGCCCTCTAATAGCCCCTCCGTCCAAGCCTTCTCACCGTTTGCACCCACGGCTGCGTACAGCGCATCAACGGTCGGTGGGTCTGGGTACTTTGATGGGAGTGGGGATTATTTGCAGTATCCAGTTATAACGCTAGGCTCATCCGATGTAACGGCCGAATGTTGGGTTTACTTGAATTCGTTAGGAAATCAAGAAATATTTGGCATTAATTACAATTCAGATCAATCGTCTTATGGAGCAATCCGAGTACAAATTGCTAGTAATACGTTGAGATTTATGGGGACTACCTCTGGATCGTCTTTTGCGTTTGGTCCAACATCGGCAAGTAAAACGCCAGCTATAGGAGAATGGGCGCACATAGCTGTAGTAAGGAGTGGAACAACTTTTACTCTTTATTTAAATGGAACAAGCGTTGCTACAGCGACAGGTATAAGTGGTTCTTTATATGCAGGAACTTTTGGTGGTAGAGTCGGCAGTATATATTGGTCAGGTGGTAATGACTATTTAAATGGTTATGTTTCAAATTTTAGGATTGTTGCTGGAACAGCCGTCTACACTGGCAACTTCACCCCACCAACCGCACCTCTAACGAACATCACCAATACATCCCTGCTGCTTAACTTCACCAACGCAGCCATCATCGACAACACAGCCAAAAACGTATTGGAAACGGTGGCAGACGCGCAGATCAGCACCACGCAGTCAAAGTTTGGTGGGGCTTCACTGGCGTTTGATGGCAGCGGGGATTGGCTTGCAGGGCCGCCGACACCGCAAACAGACTTGGGTTCGGGCGACTTTACGATTGAGGCTTGGCTCTACCGCACGGCATCAGGAGCAGCGTCCGACTCAGGCATTGTGTCGCGTGGCGCACCTACCACCCTGAACGGGTTTGTGTTTGGGTACACATCAGCCAATGTGTTGGTGTTCAACTTTAATTATTCGGGCGCAATCGTTACGGGGGTAACAGTCATCCCTGCAAATACATGGACTCATGTGGCGGTTTCAAGAAGCGGAACAACATTTAGGCTATTTGTGAACGGTGTTGTAGATGCGACTGCCACAAGTTCAAGTTCTCAGACTCTAAATGCGGCAGACATCTTTTACGTTGGGCGCTCCGGGTACGATTCTGGTCGAATTGTGACGGGTTACTTGGATGATGTCCGCATCACTAAAGGCATTGCCCGATACACCAGCAACTTCACGCCACAAACATCTCAATGGCAGGATCAATGATGCTTTACTCCAAAAACGGATCAATACCCAAGCCGCAAACGGATGGCACGGATGGTTGGATTGAAGTGCCTGAGCCACCCAAGGCAGCAGACGGTCAGGAAGTTGTTTGGTGGTTTCCACCGGGGTGGGTTGTCCGCCCTGTAAAACCTGCGGATGAGGTTAGCTTTGTGTGGAACTGGTCTCAGTCCAGTGAGGCGTGGGTCAAGTCTGAAACGCCCGACCCAACTGCTGAACCCCTGCAAACCATCACGCTTGACGCTGGCACAGCAGGAATTTCCTTAAGTGTCTTTACTGCTGGCGAAACGATTATCTAGGAGGCTTTATGACCCTTAACCTACCCATCGACCTTGCCAATCAGATCATTGGCTACCTGGGCACCCGCCCGTATCAAGAAGTGTACCAACTGATTGACGGCATGCAAGAAGCCGCCAAGAGTGCTCCATTGCAGGAGGTTTCTCAAGACAGGATTAAAGAGGCTGCGTGATGAGTGATGACTTGGATAAGCGCTTGTCGGTGCATGAAGCGATTTGTGCCCAACGCTACGAGAACATCGAAAAGCGCCTCGGTGATGGAAGTCGACGCATGCGCCACATTGAGTGGTTGCTTTATATCACGATTGCAGCGGTCCTGCTTGGCCCAGGTGTTGCGGCCATGTTCGTTAAGAAGCTGCTTGGCATATGAACTGGAGTGACGTCCTCAAGGCGGTTATCCCGGTCATTGTGGCCTCGTTGGCTTGGCTGCTCGGGCAGGTTGCTGACTTCTCAACACGTTTGACCAAGATCGAAGGCGCTATGCCCGCCCTCATTACCAAAGAGGGTGTACCGACCGATAGCCCTATTAGTGCTGAGAAACGTGCTATGCAGAAAGAGCAGTTGATGCAGCATATCAACGAACTTCAAGTTAAGGTTCGCCTGCTTGAAGAACGTGAAAAGTTAGGGAAAAAATAATGCTAGACATTATTGGCGGCGGTTTATTTGGTACGATCTTCGGGGGTTTGTTTCGGCTCGCGCCTGAAGTCTTAAAGTTCCTGGACCGCAAAAACGAGCGCAGCCATGAGCTGGCTATGTTTAATCGCCAGTGCGAACTTGAGCAGATTCGAGGCGAAATGAAGTTGGCTGAGATAGGAGCCGAGCGTGATAAAGCAATCGATACTGGTGTTATGGCTGCATTCGAAGCTGCCATCAACTCACAAACCGAGATGGCTAAAGCTGCCGGTGGCTGGGTGGCATCGCTCTCGGCCTCAGTGCGGCCAGTGGTGACTTATTGGATTCTTGCTATCTGGTCGGCGTCGCATGTCTGGTTTGCGGTCGTTGCGTCGCGTGAAGGTCTGCCCGTGCAGGAAGTCTTCAAGATGATCATGTCGCCTGACTTTGCCGCACTGGTAGCCGGTACGTTCAATTACTGGTTCCTTGACCGCACCTTGAAAGCTAGAGGATTAGCGTGAAGCTCGACCTTGCCGCTGAGCTATGCCGACGGTTTGAGGGTTTTTCAGCCCGGCCGTATCTCTGCCCGGCGGGGGTGTGGACTATCGGATACGGGTCGACTTACTATCAGAGCGGCGACCGAGTTACAAAGGATGACCCCCCGATTACTCGTGAATACGCCGAGCAGCTGTTGATGCATGAGTTGGTGCGCACTTACGCGCCGGGGGCGATTCGGGCCTGCCCGGTGCTGCTTACGTTGGCGATTCAGAAAAAAGATTGGGGAAAGTTAAACGCCGTAGTAGATTTTTGCTATAATTTAGGCGTAGGGCGTTTACAAACATCTACTTTGAGGCGTAAAATAAACGCGCAAGATTGGGAAGGCGCAAAAGAGCAGCTCATGCTCTGGGTGCGTGGGGGTGGGAAAGTGTTACGCGGCTTAGTCCTCAGACGTCAAGCCGAATGCAACCTGATGGGGTGAAGAAGCTATGAAAGAGGTATGGGAAAAACCACGGCCTAAGTCACTCGGTAAATCCAAGTCTCTGAGCCCAAATCAGAAGAAAGCCGCCAAAGCGTTCGCCAAACGCACCGGCACCAAATACCCTTCGCTTGTGGCTAACATGGCCGGCGCAAAGGCTAAGAGGAGCTGGTAATGCCCGCCTACGCCATGACCTATAACAACCTGGTACTGGACGTGCAGCAGTACCTAGAGCGCACCGACACGGCCACAGTCGATCGTATTCCGACGTTTATCGGTTTAGCTGAGCAGGTCATCGCTAGTCAGATGAAATTTCTTGGCAATCTGACCGTCCAAACCGCGCAGATGAACGTGGCCAACCCGGTCATTGACAAACCTGCCCGGTGGCACAAAACAGTCTCCATGAACATCACGGTAGCAGGCAAGCGCTATCCGGTCCTGCTGCGAAAGTACGAGTACCTTCGTGAATACTGGCCTGATCCCACGCAGACTGACATCCCCAAGTTCTATTGTGATTACGATTACACGCACTGGTTTGTGGCTCCAACGCCGGCTATTGCGTATAACTTTGAGGTGCTTTACTACGAGAGGGTTCAACCCTTAAGCACTGAAAACCAAACCAACTGGTTTACGGTTTACGCGCCTCAAGCCCTGCTTTATGGGACCCTGCTGCAGGCTATGCCATTCCTTAAAAACGATGAGCGCACTCCCGTGTGGCAAGCGCAGTATGACGCCATCATGCAAACCCTAATGGCCGAGGATAAGCTGCGGATCGCTGATCGCCAGGCCATCGCTGCGGACAGTTAATCATGAGCTATGTAAGCCCCTTTACTGGCGACGTTGTTCAGCCAACTGATGTTTCGTACATTGAGATTACGCTTGATGCCACGCTACAGTTGGTGTGGCCCATCAATGGCAACCTCAGCACGGAAACGCCAGCCGCACGCATCATGGATGTGGATGCTACGGCACCGAGCCTTGAGCTACGCATGCCGCCTGCCAGCCAGGTCTCGGTAGGCGAAGATGCGCTCATCCGTAATATCGGCACTGAAACCTTTACCGTTACCACTTATGACGGTGACAGCACGATCATTTCAATTGATCCTGGTATTGCCAAGTACGTTTACCTGACCGATAACGGCGATGAGTTTGGCACTTGGGCCAACGTCGAATTTGGTGCGGGCACCTCTTCGGCTGATGCTGCAACCCTTGCAGGCGCTGGCCTTTTAGCCGTCGGAGCCACGCTCAATCAGAGTCATCCTGTCTCATCGATTACTGCAAGCCAAGCCTTTGTTAACGCGGACCGTGCCAAGACTTATGTGTGGACAGGTGGCGTTAATTCGGTCACCTTGCCACTTTCAAGCGCGGTTGGCAATAACTGGTTCTTCCTGATCAAAAACGCTGGCACGGGTACCTTAACGGTGAATGGCTCGGGCGGTGAATTTATTGACGGCGCAACATCCAAAGCATTTGCTCCCAGTGAGTCGGCCTTCATCGTTTGCACGGGCACGACGTTTGTCACAATCGGCTATGGTGTCAGCACGCAGTTTGAATATGGCGTACTGACCAAGACCGTTACAACGGGCACTTACACGCTGACGGCCAGTGAAGCGGCTAATACCATACAAATCTATAATGGCACCCTGACAGGCAACGTCATTGTTGTTGTACCGCCCGTGGTTAACTTTTACGTTATCAGCAATCAGACCACAGCAGGCGGTTTCACACTTACGATTGAGACAGGTGCTGTTGGCGCAAGCACGGCCACGGTCCCTGCAGGCGGCCAGGCATCGCTTATTTGCGATGGCACGAACCTACTGAATGCCAAC